GAGGCGCAGCGCAAACAGGCCGGATACGCCATCCTCGCCGTGTTCTTTGACAGCCTGCGCCGCTATCGCAAGATGCAGGGCCGCGTGATGCTCCACTATATACAGGAGTATATCAGCGACGGCCGGCTTGTGCGCATCAGCGGCCAGAACGGCGGCGAGCAGTACGTGCCATTGGTCCGCCAGCGCGACACGGCCAGCTATGACGTGATCGTTGACGAAGCGCCGATGTCGGCCAATCAGAAGGAAGCCGTGTGGGGCATGCTCACGCAAATGCTCCCGATCTTGCAAAAGCAGCCTGTTCCTATGGAAGTCTGGCAAGAGTTCCTGCGTTATTCGCCGCTGCCGTCGAGCGTATCGGGCAAGATCGGCCAAGCGCTGGCGCAAGCCGCACAGCCTGACCCGGAACAGCAGCAGATGCAGATGGCGGGCCAACAGTTGGCGATGCGGAAGGAAGCGGCAGCAGCGGCCAAGGATGAGAGCCAGGCCGTGCTTAATCAGGCCCGCGCGGTGCAGGCCACGAAGCAAGCCTATCAGCAGACACTCGAACCTCAATTATTCCCAGGTGGTAGATGAGCGATCGCACTGAAACTGTAGTAGAGCCAATGGACCAGACCGAGGCAGCCGCGTGGGCTGAGCTTGAAAAGGACGTGGCGCCGGAGGAAGGCGAGGAGCAGGTCGAGGAGGCGTCGGCAGATCCCGACGCGCCAATTAAGGAAGAACCGGCAAAGGACGACAAGGCGCCTGTTCCTTACGAGGAGCTGGACAAACGCTATAGGCAGCTGCAGGGCGCGCTCGGCGAGGAGCGCGGCACGCGGAAGCATCTGGCCGAGCGCATTCAGCAAATGGAAACGGTGCTTCGCGCCGTGGCCACGGCGCGGCAGCAAGCGGCTCAACCTGAAATCAAGGTGCCGACGATCGAGGAAGACCCGATTGGGTATTTCAACCACCAGATCGAGCAGCTTCGCCAGGAGAATGCACAGCTTCGTACGGGCGCACAGCAGTCTGTGCAGCAGGTGCAGCATGCTCAAGTGGAGCAGCAGTTTTGGGGCGCGGTCGAGCGCTCCGAAACGGAAATGCGGCAGGCCAACCCGGACTATGATCCCGCCGTGACATTCCTCGAGGAGTCGAGGGTGCGCGAATTGCAGGCGATGGTGCCGGATGACGAGCGCGGCTCAGCCTACGCGGCGCAGAACGGGTTCAGAAGCGCGGCGGACATGCGGCTGGCCATGCTCAACAGCGATCGGATCAACGTCGCGCGTCAAGCGCTGCAGATGGGTCTCAGTCCGGCGCAGCTGTACTACAATCTCGCCGTCCAACGCGGATATCAGAGCAAGCCGGCTGTGCCATCGCTTAAGAAGGCCACGGCACAATCTACACCAATTCAAGCGGCGAAGGCAGGCCAAGCGGCAGCCAAGTCGCTTTCGGGAGGCGGGTCGCAGTCTAACAACGCGATGACGCCGGAAGATTTGGCGGAGCTGTACCTCGAAGACCCGGATAGGGCCGATAAGGAATTCCGCCGGATGCAGAAAATGGGACTACTCGGCTAAGCAGGGCCGCAACCTGCCATCCCGTACCCGTAGCGTGCGTACCTCGGCCGAACGGAGCCGCAATCCGCCTCGCCAGCCTGCCGGCGTCAAGAGCAGAGCACCCGCGCACTATCTTAACAGCCATACTAGAAAGGACGCCATACCATGGCAGTCACAAACTACGGCGTGAACGCCAACGAGGCGGTCAAGCTGTGGTCGCGCCGGCTTGCTCGTGAAGCGCTGAAAGCGACCTATATCCAGAAGTTCGTTGGTGAGAGCGACGACAGCGTCATCCAGATCAGGAACGACACCAAGAAGGGCCCCGGCGATCGTGTCCGCGTGACGCTGCGCATGCAGCTTGACGGCGCGGGCGTTCAGGGTGACGGAACGCTTGAGGGCAATGAGGAGGCGTTGACCACCTACACCGACGACTTCTTGATCAATCAGCTTCGCCACGCTGTTCGCAGCTCTGGCAAGATGAGCGAGCAGCGCATCCCGTTCTCGGTGCGCGAAGAGGCCATGTCGGGCCTTCGGGACTGGTGGTCGGATCGTATGGACACTTGGTTTTTCAATCAGGTTTGCGGCTACACAGTCCAGACCGATAGCCGTTACACCGGCAACAACACGGTGACGGCTCCGAGCGCCAATCGCAAGGTGTTCGCGACGGGATCGGCTGACGAGACCGTGCAGGCGGACAGCACCAAGGTGATGACGCTTGCGATGCTCGATAAGGCGGTGGAAGCGGCGAAGACCGCAACGCCGCTGATCCGTCCGATCAACATCATGGGCGGCAAGCACTATGTCTGCTTTCTGCACCCGTATCAGGTCTATGATCTGCGCACGTCGACCAGCACCGGTCAGTGGCTCGACATCCAGAAGGCGGCCATGAGCGGCGGCAAGCTGGCCGAAAACCCGATCTTCACCGGGGCGCTCGGGATGTACAACAACGTCATTCTTCACGAGTCCACGCGGGTGACGAATGGCGTGCATTCCAGCACGGGCGCAGCCCAGACGAGCACGCGGCGCGCTGTTCTGTGCGGCGCTCAGAGTGCTGTGATGGGGTTCGGCCAGGGGCACTCGTTTAAGGAGTTCGACTGGTACGAGGAGCTTTTCGACTACGGCAATCAACTCGGCGTCAAGGCCGGCTGCATTGGCGGTCTGAAGAAGTCGGTGTTCAACAGCGTCGACTTCGGAACGATCACGATGACCAGCTACGCTGCGGCGCACTAAGGAGGGCGAAAACATGTCTACTGGTGGAACTAATCTTCGCCTTCCTGTGGCGCACGTGCTGTCGAGAGACTTCACTTTCGCCGACGATGGCTCGACGCTCGAACTTGGCTGGGCACCTGTAGGCGCCACGGTCATTCGCGGCGGGGTGGTGGTATCGACCGCGTTTAACGCCGGATCGACCAACGTGCTCGACATCGGCACGGCGGCTGACCCGGATGGGTTTGCTACCGATCTGGCGCTCGGCACCATCGGCGTGATTTCTGCCGATGAAATGGCGACGACCAACGACGCCGGCCCGTTCACGTCTGATACGCAGATTGTCTGCGTTGTTGACCTGACCGGAACGGCGGCCTCGGCCGGCGTCGGCCGCGCCTGGGTCGAGTTCATCCTCGATCCGGATGCCTACGCCTGATGTCCACTCTGGGCACCATGAAAACGCGCATCGCGGACGAAATCGTCCGCGATGACCTCTCGAGCCAGATCGCAAACGCCATTACCACGGCAATTGCGATCTGGACTCCGACGCGTTTTCACTTCAACGAAAAACGGTATACGCTCTACACCTCCGACGGTGGCGAGTACTACCCGTTTTCGTCAATGACAAACACGGACGGCAGCGCGCTCGACACTGACGAGACGCTGGTCGAGATCGACAGCTTTACGCTGACCTATAACGACCAGCCCTATCAGCTGTGGGAGATGACGCAGCAAGCCGTTGACCGGGAGCAGAGCCCCAGCTCGCTCTATACCGGCCAGCCGAGCGCCTACGCGATATTCGGGGATCAGATGAGGCTGCACCCCATCCCCGATGCAGCCTATCAATGCACGCTGTCGGGCCTTGCACGGCTCGGCACGCTGTCGAGCGACGCGGCGTCCAACGCATGGATGACGACGGGAGAAGCTCTGATTCGCAATCAGGCTAAGGTGATCCTGTATCGCGACATCGTGCGCGATATGGACGGCGTTGCGCTTGCCAAGGACGCGCTCCGTGAAGCCCTCGAGCCCCTGCAGCGGCGCATGGCGGCGAAGGTCGTAACCGGGCGCATCGCCCCATGGGTGCTCTGATGCCATTATCCGATGCAACCAACAGAGAACGTCTTGCAATGTCGCGGCGAGCGATGGCAGGGCGAGACCCAACGCTATCAGCAGATGACCGTGCGGCAATAGCGGCTCGAGGTGCCATCAGCGAGCAGAACAACGCCGCGCTAGAGCAAATGCTCGGCGAGTTGTTCTTAGGTCAGCCCGTTCGAGCCGTGCAGTCGGTCGGCGAGGCGTACCTGAACCCGTCAATTGCCAATTTTACAGACGCAGGCGTTCAGACGGCGATGGCAGGGTTTAGGCCGATCGCTGCCGGCAAGATAGCCCTTGGCGGGTTGGGAACTGCCGCAGCATCCGACGCATTGATGAGCGACGCCAACGCTCAATCTAAAAAAGGCGCTCCAGCTCAAGCAGCCAAGGTCACGCTTCCGGGATTGTCCGACGAGCAAAACCAAGAATATAACGCGCTGCAACAGCGGCTAGTGTCGGCAAACTATAGCGGTCGTGCCGATCGCCAAGCCGTCGAGCGTCGCGTCGAGCAGCTTCGCAAGCTGTCGGACGACTTCGCCGGTGCTCGCAACGTATCGCGGCAATCAGAGTATGACGCGGCGGTTCGGCGTGCTGAAACGGCCAGAGACACGATCCTTGCAGACAAGCCGAAGAAATTTTCCGAGACCTCGGTGGGTCAGGTCTATGACAAGCTCGGCGTGATCGCACCCGGCGTCATTGCTGCAGGTATGGGAGGACTTACGCGAGCCGGCCTGATGGCCGCAGGCCACGCGGGGAACGTGTCAAGGTACGCGGCGCCAATTGGCGTTGGAGGGTTAACGGGCGGTGTCGCTGCCAATTATCCGCTCGGACATGAATTGATGTTTGCGCCAGCCATGAACCCGGAGAAGGAGGCGTTTTCCGCATATGCCAGAGAGTTGCCGCCTGATCATCCTAGGCGGCAAGAGTGGATGAACTACGCTCAGGGTTTGGAAAGAGAGAACCCGGCTAGAAAAGCCGCGTCCGGTGAGTTCTACGATACAACGAAGATGCTGGAGCGGACAGGCTTTGGCGTTGCCGAAGGGCTTCTAGGCGGGCTGGCTGGCTCTGAAATTGTCGGCATTTCGACTAGACCATTCAGGAGAGCTTCCCGCGCACCCACCAATACAAACGTTCCAGAGCGGACATCGGTCGATCGTCGACTCGACGTAACGCCGCCAGAACAGTCGCAGTCTTTACCTGCTGCATTCGGTGCATATCCAGCAATCCCAAATCAAGCGCGAAGCGCGGTCCAGAATGCAATCATAGCAGACAGAGCCCTGCGAGGGCAAGGACTACCGCCTCGGGAGGGCGCGAGCGCAATAAAACAAAGCCTGCTTGATCAAGGTATTAAAGCGCCAGTAACGCCCGCGCGTGTAGCGGCAACAAATGATGTGTTAGATAAATTTATTGCTGCACACGGCAGATTGCCAACGGCCGCTGAGGCGGCTTTGGTGTTCAACAATAAGACGCTTACGCTCCCGCTAGGGCTTGGCCTTGGCGTCGGCGCGCTGATGTCAGACGAAAACGAGCAGGCATATTGATGCCCAGCACCATCCAATTTCAAGAGTGGACGCCCGACGTTCCCGACCGCAAGAATGGAGCGCTCGAGGCGAAAGGCGTCGTGTCGATTGCCGGCTCTTATGCGCCGTTCAAGGCGTTTTCCGACTACAACGGCAGCTCCGCTGGTACGGATGCAGTCTGCCTTGGGATTAAGGGCGTCTATGATAGCGGCGGCAACGGCCAGATCTTCGCGGGTGATGGGGCAAAGCTCTATACGCTCGTGTCTCGTGCCGCTACGGATGTCAGCAAGTCGGGCGGGTACACGGTCGGTAGCGATGAATGGTGGGGATTTGAGCAGTTTGGCGACTATGTCGTGGCGGTCGCTGCCGGCGAGGCGCCGCAGGTTTATCAGATGGGAGTGTCTACTGATTTCGCCAACTTGGCTGGGTCACCGCCGAGCGGCGCGACCTCCGTTGCTCGTATCAACGACTTCCTGATGCTCGGTAAGGATTTTACGGTTCACTGGAGTGCGTTCAACAACATCACGAGCTGGACGCCATCGGCTACGACACAGGCGGGCAATCAACAGCTTGACCAGTCGCAGGGCAAGATTCAAACGATCGTCGGCGGGCAGTACGCGGCGATTTTCCAGGAGCGCGCCATTCGTCGCGCGATCTACGCAGGCCCTCCAGTGATCTGGGATTTTGGGCAAGATGCAGTCGAGACCAAGCGCGGTGCTATCGGTCCCAACGCAGCAGCCCGGTTTGGCGGCTCGATTTTCTTCGCGGCCGACGATGGGTTTTATGTGTTCGATGGTAACGCTTCAACGCCGATCGGCTCAGGCAAGGTGGACGCCTATTTTCAGCGGCGGCTCAATTACGGTTACCGCCACAAGGTTTGTGTTGGCGTCGACACTATCAACAAGTTTGTTGTGTTCGGCATCCCGGCTGGATCGGCAACGAACATTTCCGAACTGCTGATCTATTCGCTGACGGATGGCCGCTGGACGCATGATGAGGTTGACCTCGAGTGGCTGACGGATATGCCGGTTGAGGCTCTGACGGTGGACAACTTCCACACCTATGAAACGTCAGACGATCTCGACAGCAGCAATCTTGATCCGATCAGCATCGACAGCAACGTGTTTGACGAAAAGCGGCGGTTACTTACCGGCGTCGAACTGCTAACGCATCACATCGGCACGTTCAGCGGGGCAACCCGGCAAGCCACCATCGAAACAGGCGAGTTCGAGCCGGCGGCAGGGCAGCGGGCGCTTGTGACTGAGCTATGGCCGGTCGGCGACTTTTCCAGCTCGGCCGTGTCGATGTCGGTTGGATACCGGCGTGCTTTGCCGGGTGCGGCCATCGCCTACACTCAGCCCACGGCCATGAACCGCGTGGGCTATTGTCCGCAGCGCATAGACGCGCGGTTTGTTCGTGCTCGAATGCAGATCACGGCGGGCTCGATCTGGACCAGGGCTGAAGGCGTGCATCATACAGCAGTGCTAACAGGGGGCAGATAATGGGCGGATTGAGCGACGCACGGCCGGCAAACCAGTTTGCACCTCTAACGCCAGAGCAAGAGGCGATGCTTAGGCGGCAGGCGGTGCAGGAGACTGTCAGCCCGTTGGATTTGGTGACGGGCGGGCTAATTGGGGGCGTTCTTCCAGGAGGATTGGTTGCGCCATTTACTGGCGCAGCAACTGCTATGTTAGGGCGCGGATATTTGCCCGGCGCTTTAGCTGGGCATGGTATTGGCGCAGGAATGGGCATGTACGCTGCAAACAAAAACCTCCCCGAAATTAGGCACCAGAAAAACATGCTGATGGATGCCGAAGGTCAGCCGGGCGGTTTTTATGGTGAGATGCCGCCTCGATATCAGGGAGACGCCGAAGGCCAGCCCGGCGGATTTTACGGTCAAATGCCGCGCCGATGAGCAGCAACGTATGGGGCAACCCGACCGGCCCGGGCAATCCGCAGTTGTACGAGTGGTGCCGCCGGCTGGCGCAGCTTCTGGCGCTTGAAAAGTACAAGGATTATCACGCAACTTCGATCACGCTGACGGCTGGCACGTCAACTAGCGTGGCATGGGCTGGCATGAGCGCGAATCACCGCGTGGCCCTTACTCCAACCAACGCGGCAGCGGCCGGATTAAGCCCCTATGTATCTGCACGCACAGCAGGCACCGGGTTCACTCTTACACACGGCACGGCGGCCGGGACCGAAACATTTGACGCTGTTGTCATCCGCTAAGTTGGTGCCAGTTCCGGCCGACAAGCTCAATGCGGTGTGGCCGGCGCTGAGTAAGTGGGTCGATCGGGCGCGCAGCGAGGCACATATGCCGGTGGATCTTGACGCGATCAAGGCCAAGCTTGACGCGCGAGACATGCAGCTGTGGGGCGTGCGCATAGATGGCCGGACAGTCGGCGCGGTGGTGTCTGAGGTCTACGGTACGACATGCGCGCTGCCATACGTCGCCGGGGAGCACATTCGAGAGTGGCTGCATTTGCTGAGTGTGATCGAGGAATGGGCGCGTCAGAATGGCTGCACGCGGATCGAAGGCAACGGGCGGGCCGGCTGGGAACGGTTGCTGAAGCGTCAAGGCTGGCGTGCAGTGCAAGTGACTGTGGTTAAGGAACTGGAATAATGGGCGCATCGAAAACCACACAGACCACGGTCGAGAACAAGAAGGTGGACCCGTGGGCACCTGCGGTGCCGTCGCTCAATCGTGGGCTGGCTGCTGCAAATGAAGTTTACGACCAGCGGCGCAATCAGTCGTTTTTCCCCGGCCAGACCTACGCTAATTTTTCTCCGGAAACGCAGCAGGGCCTGACGGCCATGACCAACCGGGCGCAGGCGGGCTCAGACCTGACGCGCGGCGCGCAAGGCATGATCAACAGCACATTGCAGGGCACATATTTAACCGAAGGTAATCCCTACTTCACATCGATGGCGGATCGAATCACGCAAAACGTGTTGCCATCGATCACAGCGCAGTGGGCACGAGCTGGACGCGGGACCGGGAATAGTGAAGTGGTTGAGGCTGCATCGCGTGGTATTGGTGATGCAATCGCGCCGATCGCGTATCAAAACTATGCTCAGGAGCGCGGCAACCAAATGACGGCGGCCGGCATGGCTCCAGGCTTGGCGCAGCAGGACTATGCGGACATGGAGCGTATTCTCGGCGTCGGCCAGATGCGGGAAGCGCAGGATCAAAAGGGCATCACTGATCAGATGATGCGCTACGACTACGACCAGAACCGCGACGCTCGCGCGCTAAGCGAATTTCAGGGCTACACGCTGCCGGTGTCGCAGCTCGGGCAGCAGTCGAGCGGCACGAGCACGGCGACGACCCAGCAGCAACAGAGCCCCGCACAAACGGCGCTCGGACTTGGCCTTATGGGCGCGTCGATGTTCGGGACAGGCGGGATGTTCCCGGGTGCCATGAGCGGCATCGGAAGCGCACTAGGTTTCGGCGGTTCGGGGCTCAGCCCTGGCATGCTAACGGCGATGCAAGCGGGCGGTATTCCGACGATCCCCGGCGTCATGGGACCGATGAGGCCATTCTAACGTGGCACTGACGACTCCGCTCACCCTACGCTACAACAATCCCGGCGCGGTCGAGTTCAAGCCGTGGATGTCGGCATATGGCGCGACACTTGGCCCAAATGGCCGATACGCGCAGTTCGGTAGCCCTGATCAGGGCTATCAAGTCATGTCGCGCATACTTGACACTTACCAGAACAAGCACGGGCTCAATACGGTTGGCGGCATCGTCAATCGATGGGCACCGCCGCAGGTCGATAACAACTCGACTTCGCAATATGCGGCCAGCGTCGCCAAGAGGCTCGGCGTTGACCCAAACGCACCCCTTACACCAGAGCAGCGGCCCGGACTGATGCAGGCCATGGCAGCCTATGAGGCGGGCCGCGCGCCGGCACCTCTCGGCGCCTCACCGTCGCAACAGTCGCCGCAGGCAATCACCGCACCCGGAGCCGCCCCAATGCCGCTGAACGACGCACAGCCGCAAGGTTTTGATCTCAATCAGTGGGTCATGTCGCCGCTGTTCCAGATGGGCGCGGGTGTGCTCGGGTCGCAGAATATCGGCCAAGGGCTGATGACTGGCAGCCAAGCGGCAAACAACTTCGCGCAGTCGCAGCGCAAGAGCCGCCGCGACGATGAGTTGTTCCCGCTGCAGAAACAGCTCATGCAAGCGCAGATCACCAAGGCGAATGAGCCGGCGTCGAGTGACGACATCCGCGAATTTCAGTTCGCAAAGCGCGACGGGTACGCGGGCGGGTTTGCCGATTGGATGAAGCAAAAGCGCGAGATGAACGGCCAGACGGCGCAGCAGGTCACGTGGGGCACTGACGCCAGTGGCAACTACGTTCCAATGCAGGCCAGCCGCGACGGCAAGCTAGTGCAATCGCAGCTCCCGCCGGGCGTGACGCCGGTTCCGGCTGAGGTGCTGGCATTCCGCCGTGCCGATGCGAAGGAACGCGGCGAGGCGGCGGGTAAGGCTAAGGCAAGCCTGCCCGGTGTCGAGTCGAATGCAAAAATCATGATTGACGCCCTGAATTCGATCAAAACGGACAGTTATTTGCCGACGATGACACATCCGTTCTGGGGCCGGATGCCGAATGTGTCTCAGGACGCGGTCGATTCAAAGGCGCGTATTGACCAAGTACAGGGTAAGGCGTTCCTAACTGCATTCGACGGCCTAAGAGGTGCCGGCGCAATTACAGAAACGGAAGGCGCAAAGGCAACAGAAGCGATATCGAGAATGCATGCGCTGCCTGTCGGGACTGAGCGCTACAAAGCCGCGGTTGACGACGTCAAAAAGGAAATCGAGGCTCTTGTTGAAGTTGCGCGCAAGAAGGCAAGCGCAGCGGAGCCGTCCTATACTGTGCGCGGCCAGTCGCAGCCGATTGACCTTGGCGGCGGCATCAAGATCAGGAAGCTCGACTAATGGCACGCTACGAGGTCGAGGGGCCGGACGGCAGCCGCTACGAGGTGACCATGCCGGAAGGCATGACGCCTGAGCAGATCAGCACGCGCCTTCGTGAGCACTTTGCCACGATGGGCATTGAGGCGCGGCCGGTTGCATCGCGAGCAGCGCCAGCGACGCCGGCCGCTGCACCTCAGCCGCGTTTCCCTGGCCTAGACTTCAATGCGCCCGTCGCAGACGTGCGCGCGGCTATCGCGGCGCTGCCCCAAGAGCAGCGCAAGGACGCATTCAACGAGTGGGCCAAAACCTACGTTGCCAACGAGCGCAAGGGCGGCGGCATGATGCAAGGCATTCGCGACGTGGGGCGCAACCTCGCACGCGGAACGCCTGTAGGCTCATGGCTCGATGAGGCCAACGCCGGCACGCAAGCCCTCATGAAGCGGCTCGGGCTCGGCGGGTCGGACTACGACGAGGCAATCGCCTACCAGCGCGCGACCGACGCGGCGATTGACAAGGACAGCACCAAGATCGGCGCGCTCCCGGTTATTGGCGATGTCACCATGGGCGGGGTTCAGAAACTCGCGGGCGGCCTGGCATCGGCGCCCGTCACGCCGATGATAAACGTCATGCGCGGTGCAACGATGCTTCCTCGCATGGTGAATGCAAGCGTAACGGGTACGGCCTACGGCGCTGGCTACGGCCATGGCGAGGGTACGACTGACATGGAGCGGCTGCGCGGCGCCGCGCTTGGTGCGTCGATGGGTGCCGGCCTCGGTGCAGCGGCTCCACCGATTGCAACGGGCGTGTCGCGCTTGCTTAGGCGCTCGCCGCAACCACAGGGCGCTTTAGCCCCGATGGACCGCCGCGCGGTGGCCAACGTGGCGGACGATTTGGTTGCAGACGGCCAAGTAGGAGCAAGGCCGGTTGAGCCGGAGGCGATGATTGCCGATCTTGGCCCAAATCTGCAAGGTCACGTCGGCGCTATCGCGCGCATGCCGGGGGAAGGCAAGACGGTCGCTATCGACGCGCTCGGCGCCACAATCGGCCATGGGCGACGCGGCGGCGCACCGGCCCGCATTCAGGCAGATGTCGACGCTGTGCTCGGGCCGCCGCAGAACCTTGTGCAGCTCGAGCGGCAGGTGGTGCAGGATGCCAACGCGCGAGCGCGGCCCCTCTATGATCAGTTCTACAATACGCCGATGCCGCCAACGCAGGAGCTGGTCAACATCCTGCAGGCGGTTCCTGAAAACGTCGTGCGCGCGGCGCAGCGGCTTGCGGCGGCCGATCGCGTCGACATCGCACGACCGGAAGCGTTGCCCCGTCTCATCGAATACATCAAGCGCGGTCTCGACGATCAGGTTGAAAACTTGCGCCGTGCCGGCAACATGGCCGAGGCGCGGACATATACAAACCTGACACGCGATCTGAGGCGCGAGGTTGATACGATCTTGTCACCGCAAAGCCCCGCGCTGGGACCGTGGGCGACTGCACGCCGAACGGCAGGCACGGGCCAGCAGTTCCGCGAAGGGCTCGAGCAAGGACAGGGAGCGTTCTCGCGCGGAACGCACCCGGATCAGATGCGCGCTGATCTGGCGGGAATGAACGCGGTGCAGCGCGGCGGGTTCAATGCCGGCGCTCGCGGCCAGATCCGCGACATCATGGGCGAGGCGTCATCCACGCTAGGGTCTACCGGTGACAGCGCCGTCATGAGGCGCCTTGGCAGCGATTATGCACGCGACAAGCTGGCTCAGGTGGCAGGCCAGCCCGGCGCAGATCGACTTGTCACGAGGCTCGACGCTGAAGGCATTTACGAGCAGACGCGGCAGGCAGCGGTTGGGAACTCCGTTACCGCTGCCATGCAGCAAAATATGAAGCGCTACGGCGGGCGCACCGATCCGCAAGTGGCAGGCGCGGGAGGCGATAGCCTGTGGGGCGACGCCAAGCGCGCGGCGCGATGGGTGCTTAACAAGATGACCGCAGGCTATCTCGATGAGCGCTCCCGCGCGCAGGCGCTCGACGCAGCTCGCATTCTGACCGCTCAAGGCCCGCAGCGAGACGACTTCATCCGAGAGCTTCAATCGTTCGTTCAGCGCCGCGACATCAGCCAGCGTCAACGCGCGGCCGGTGAAGAATTGTTGCAGAACGTCATGACCGGCGGGCGTGGCGCGGCGGTCGGCGCCGTACCCCAGCCCGGCGCAATAGGCGCGGAACAAAGACCTTAAATTCTCGACGCTCATACGGCGAGCTGAGGCGATACCCCAGCCATACAGCGCCAATGAGCACCACGGGAATCGTCCAGTAGACGTTCAGCATGGTCTGGCCCAGTGCGGCCAGGATCGTGATCGTGATCACCACAACGGCAGCTTGTCGCATGCGTAGCCCTTTGAGCGCGAGAACATATCGCTATGGCCGAGCTTGACGACCTGTCAACGACCGACGCATCGAACACGGCGCGTTTTCCAGAGAACATGCAGTTTCGCAATGTCAACGACAGCGCCCGCGCGCTGGAGGGGATGATTGCGCGCGAGTTCAAAGACCGCAACATGAGCCTGAACTCGACGGGCTCGAGCAACGCCTTTGCGGTCACGCCGAACCGCACCATTGCCTCGCTTGCTGATGGTCTGACTATTGGGTTCACGGCCAATCACTCAATCACCGGAGCCGCCACGCTGAACGTCAGCGGCCTCGGTGCGCGGCCTATCGTGTCGAGCAACGGCAGCGCTCTGGCATCTGGCGACATCGTATCAGGCCAGAAGCTTCAAGTCGTTTATCGATCGGCCACGGCGGACTTCCAAGTGGTCGGCGATCGTGCATCCGGCACGTCGGCGGACATGACTGCGCGCGTATTCCCGGTCGGCGGCATCATCCCATGGCCGACATCGACGGCGCCGACAGGGTGGCTGCTCGCTTACGGGCAGGCTGTGAGCCGGACCACCTATGTCGAGCTGTTCGCGGTCTATGGCACGACGTATGGCTCCGGCGACGGATCGACGACATTCAACGTTCCCGATTATCGCGGTCGCGTCCCCTTCGGCAAGGACGACATGGGCGGCTCGGCAGCGTCGCGGCTTACGTCGTCTTTTGGCCCAGACGGCACGACGCTAGGCGCGACGGGCGGCGCACAATCTACGACCCTGACTGAGGGCAACATCCCTAGTCATACACATTCGTTTTCAGCCACGACTAGCTCTAACGGCGATCACTCTCATACGTATGGCCTCAACAACCCGTTGAACGCTGCCGGTGGCGTATCGGCGTCGATTGCTGCCGGTAGTCAATTCACGACATCGACGGCGGGGGCTCACACTCATACCGTATCGGGGACGACCGGCGCGACGGGTTCCGGTACGGCGTTCTCAAATGTCCCGCCGGGCATCGTGCAAAACTGGATCATCCTGGCGCTGCCGGCAACGGCCAGCGCTGCAACGACCGGCGTCAACGGCCTGCTTTACCAGTGGTCAACGGGTACGACGGACACCAATCCGGGCAGCGGCAAGCTGGCGCTCAACAATGCTACGGTCGCGAGCGCAACACAGCTTTACATCAGTGAGACGGACGCGGCCGGCGCAGGCATGGGGCCGGTACTCGCGCTATGGGATGACAGCACCAGCACCATCAAGGGCACGCTGTACATCTACAAGGTCGGCTCGCTGTTGACGTTCGCGGCGTTCACGATCAGCGGCACAATGACCGATGGCGGGGCCTACGATAAATTTACACTGACGCATGTGGCGTCGGGTGGCACGTTCGTCGCGAACGATCAGCTTGCGGTTTTGTTTGTGCCCAAGGGGGACAAGGGCGACAGCGCTCAACTCGCAACCGATACGACGTGGCAGGCCAAGGGCGACCTCGCGGTTGCGACGGGCAACGACACCGCGACGATCCTGACCGTTGGAGCGGACGGGACTGTGCTGGTGGCAGACAGCGCAGAAGCAACCGGCGTGCGGTGGGCAGCAGTCAGCGGGACGGGCGATGTAACGGCGGCATCAGCCTTTGCAACGGACAACCGGCTAATCCGATCGGACGGAACCGGAAAGGGCGTGCAAGCGTCCGGCGTGACGGTTGATGACAGCGCGAACGTGTCGGGTATTGCTGCGCTGTCAGCCACGACAGTCGAGCTTGGTCACGCCAGCGACACGACGCTTGCACGCTCCGGTGCGGGCGACATCACGATAGAAGGCAACGCGGTCTATCGTGCGGGCGGAACAGATGTTCCTATTGCTGACGGCGGCACCGGGGCGAGCACGGCGGCAGGCGGGTTCCGCGCCTTGGCGGAGGGCATCAGCACCACGCAGGGCGCTATCCTTTACCGTGATGGGAGCCAATGGAGTGCCCTGGCTCCTGGTGTAAACGGACAGCTTTTGAGAACCAATGGCGCGGCTGCCAATCCGTCATGGGTATCGGCAGGCGGAACCGGCGACGTTGTCGGACCAGCCAGCACGACGGATAACGCTGTTGCACGGTTTGATGCGACAACTGGCAAGCTGATCCAAAATTCCGGCGTCATCATCGACGATAGCAATAATGTCTCCGGCGTTGGTACGCTCGCCAACGGCACGCAGACGACCACGTCAACGAACGCCAGCGCCTTGGCTGTTGGCGCCAACGGGGCGACCAATCCCGTTCTGAAAATCAATGCCAGTACGGCATTGGTCGCAACCGGCGTCGAGATCACGGGCGCGGCTGCCGCTGCTCGCGTTGCACTGGCGGCGATATCGTCCGGCACCGACGAGGGGTTGTCACTCGACGCTAAGGGTTCTGGCACCATTCGGCTCGGCGCGACATCAACGGGCGCGATCGAGTTTTCGCGCCCGGCCGTTCCAACGTCGAGCGACGGGGCAGCGCTCGGCACGTCGGCCCTCATGTGGTCGGATTTGTTCCTGGCGTCCGGCGCGGTCGTCAACTTCAACAACGGCAACGTGACGCTGACGCACGCCGCTGGGTCTCTGACTGTAGCGGGCGCACCGACAGT